AGGCTATGACTTGGTAAAAGAATATGATTGGCAAGCTCTACAGTTGGAGTATCGGTTTTATACCGATGCACAAACCTTTACAGGCAGTACAGTTAGCAACGCCAGTTATAACATTATTGTTACTGGTAACGCTACAGCTTTAAATAGCAACTATTCCATTACAGGCACAGGTATTAACCAAGATACCTATGTGTCAAGCGTAACTTACAACTCAGGCACAGGTTTATCGACCATTGTTATGAGCCAGTTAGCTAGTGGTACATACGCAGGCGTTACTTTTACCTTTTCACAGACCAAATACCCATTACCTAATGACTTTGAAGCCATTACGGACAATACACATTGGGATAAAACGAAGCATTGGCAGATGTTAGGCCCTGAAGATGCCCAACAATGGCAATGGCTTAAGTCGGGTTATATCTCAACAGGCCCTCGCATTAGGTGGCGTATTCTAGGCGATAAGTTCCAAATTTGGCCACCCTATAACACTACCGAATATTTAGGATTTGAGTATCGTTCTAAAGGATGGGCTAGAAGTGCTGCTGGTGCAGTTAAAAACAGCTTTACGGCTGATACCGATACGACCATATTTGACGATACAGTTTTAGTTTTAGGTACAAAACTTAAATATTTCCAAATCAAGGGATTTGATACTACTGCGTTGCAACAAGACTATTTCCGTTATTTGAATGTTGCTAAAGCCAATGATAAGGGTTCTGCGACTCTATCGTTTGCACCATACCCAAGCAAAGTTTTAATTGGGTATGCCAATATCCCCGATACTGGATACGGAACTTAATTATGGCTGTAGCTCAACAACGCAGGGCAGTTACCGCTTCCTTGCCAGCGCCTATTGGCGGTTGGAACGCAAGGGATTCTTTGGCAGAAATGTCACCCTTAGATGCGGTGCAATTAGTCAATTTTTTTCCAACCCCAACCGATGTAACGCTTAGAAGTGGCTACACCCAAACATCCCTAATTACGACAAGTACGGGAGTTCAGACCATTTCTACGATGACAAGGGGTGGTGCAAATAACCTTTTGGCAACGGTTACCACATCTAGCGCACACAATTTAACTTCAGGTCAGCAAATATCAATAACTGGCAGTACGCCAAGCCAATTTAATGGCGTTTACACCATTTCTGTAACAGGTTCTACGACATTTACTTACAACATGACGATAGCCCCATCGGGCAACGCTACGGTTGTAGGAACTTATACCATCGGTATTAGCGATTATGTAGAAAGTTTAATGAATTATGCAGGCCCAACAACGCAAAAACTGTTTGCTGCTGCTGGAACTGCCATTTACGATGTTAATACAGCAACAGCGACATCAGCTTTTACAGGGCTTAACAGCGATAGATTTACACATATCAACATAAGCACTTCAGGTGGTCATTTTTTAGTGGCTTGCAACGGCTCTGATTCTGTAATGGAATACGATGGAACTCGTTGGTATAGGGTTGCTACGACCACAACGGCTGCAACCATCTCAACTTTAAGAAATTTATCAGGAAGCACCGCTACTGTAGTCACAAGCACTAACCATAACCTTGCAACTGGCAATCGTGTGGTCATTTCAGGTGCTACGCCAAGCGGTTATAACGGTACTTATGTGATTACCGTAACCAATGCAACCACTTTTACTTATACTTTGGCAACTTCAGGTCTTGCGGATGCTTCACCAGTCGGTTCTTACACCGTTACAGGCATTACAGGCATCAATTCCAACCTTTTTGCCAATGTAAACCTGTTTAAAGAGCGTCTTTATTTTGTCGAAAAGAATAGTTTAAGTTTTTGGTATTTACCAGTAAATTCGATTGGTGGCGCAGCTACCGAATTTCCATTAGGCGATATAGCTAGAAATGGTGGCTATTTACAAGCAATGGGAACTTGGACTATTGACGCTGGATATGGTGTTGATGACCTAGCTGCCTTTGTGACAAGCATGGGTGAAGTCATTGTTTATAAGGGTTCTGACCCATCTAACCCAAATGATTGGAGTTTAGTAGGTGTTTGGCAACTCGGACAAACTTACGCTCGTAAATGTTTCTTTAAATACGGTGGTGATTTGCTGTTATTGACCGAAGATGGTCTAACCCCAATGGCTTCCACCTTACAATCAAGCCGTCTTGACCCCCGTGTGAACCTAACAGACAAGATTTTCTATGCCATTAGCCAAGCGGCTGATTTATATGCTACCAATTATGGTTGGCAAATCAATTACTTAGCTCGTTACAATATGTTAATAGTCAACATCCCAGTAACAGGGGGTTCTGAGCAATATGTAATGCACACCATTACAAAGTCATGGGGAAGATTTACAGGGGTTGATGCAATCAGTTGGGAAGTCAATAACAATGATATGTATTTTGGCGGTAAAGGCTTTGTAGCCCGTTTTTATGACAATTTATCCGATAATGGCTCAAACATTACAGCCACAGCCCAACAAGCCTATAACTATTTTGAAAGCCGTGGGCAATTAAAGCGGTTTACGATGGTTCGCCCAATTCTACAGACTGCCAACGGTAATCCTAGCGTTTTATGCGGTATTAGCGTAGATTTTGACACCCAAAACCAGCTTGGCGCAGTATCGTTTAATCCTACAGCTTCTACGATTGGAACTTGGGATAACACCACATGGGATGTGGGGTTATGGGGCGGTGGCTTAAATACCAACAAAGTATGGCAAGGCGTTAATGGTCTTGGTTATGCAGGTTCGGTCAATATTAATGTTGCAGCACAAGGAATTGAACTGCATTGGGCATCAACTGACTATGTAATGGAGCGTGGCGGGGTACTGTGAGGACTGTTACTACGGAAAATCAACGCTATTTGGGGGAATGGCTAGTCCGAGTTCTTAACTTTCCCCTACCTGAAACCACCCAATGTATTGGGCAGTTGCAAGACGGTAATTTGGTAGCTGTAGTTGGATACTGTAATTTCATGCCAAAAGCCTGCGAAATGCACATTGGTTCATTGGCTGAAACGAACTGGATGAGTAGGGATTTATTATGGGCGGCTTTTGATTACCCCTTTAATAAACTTGGACTTAGCGTTATACTAGGGCAAATCTGTGCTAATAACACGGATGCCCTAAAGTTAAACCGACATTTGGGCTTTAAGGTTGTTGCAGAAATACCTGATGCCCACATGGAAGGGGATTTGGTAATTATGGCAATGCGTAAAGAGGAGTGTCGGTTTCTTAACATCCGATGCTCTTTAAATAAGGGAGAATAGTATGGGTGGTGGTGGATTTTTAGGATTAGGGCCTGCGCCAAGCGCACCTGCCGCCCCTGATTATCGGGGGGCTGCTCAAGAAACCGCACAAGGTAATTTGGAAGCCGCAAGAGCCGCTTCTGCTGCAAACCGTGTCAACCAAATTACGCCTTATGGCAACTTAAACTATCAAATTAGTGGGCAAGACCCTTATGGCAATCCTACATGGACTGCTACTCAAACATTAAGCCCTGCCCAACAACAACTGCTTGATTATCAAAACCAAGCAAGTATTGGGCTTGGAAGGTTGGCTGGTAAAGGTTTAGGCTATGTTGAAAATATGCTTAACACCCCGTTTGATGTAAGTGCTTTGCCATCAACAGGCTTTAATCCAAGTCAGACTTACCAAGAAGCCTATATGCAACGGCTTGCCCCACAGATTGAGCAAGGCCGTGAACAATTAGCTCAAAGTCTTGTTAATCAGGGAATCCCTTTAGGTTCTAAAGCATACGAAAATGCAATGCGGATTCAAGCACAGCGTGAAAATGACCTGTTGTTAGGTGCTACAACCCAAGGTTTTGGTGTTGGTCAGCAAGCAAGACAACAGGCTTTGCAAGAGCAAGCCTACCTTAGAAACGAGCCTTTAAACACCCTATCTGCGGTGCGTACAGGGGCACAGGTACAAGGCCCACAATTTGTTAATTCTGCCCAACAAGCTACCACCGCAGGCCCTGATATATTAGGTGCTGCAGGGATGCAATACAACGCCCAAATGGGTGACTTTAACGCTAAACAAGCCGCCCAAGCTAACTTGAATCAAGGTTTATTTGGTTTAGGCGGTGCTGCAATGATGGCTCCCGCAGGCACTTTTGCGTTTTCGGATGTAAGACTTAAAGAAAATATTAAACCTGTAGGCGTAATGGCTAACGGCTTGACTCTTTACAGCTTTGAATATGTTGATGAGGTCAAATCTCACCCATTAGCAGGCGATGGTGTCCATGTTGGTGTCATGGCACAAGAAGTAGAGCAAGTATTTCCATTTGCAGTTAAGACTTTAGATGACGGCTACAAAGTCGTAGATTACGGACTAATACCATGAATATGTACAACCCTTACATTCAACAGATGCCCCAAACCCAAGACTTAGGTGGGTTAGCTCCGTATTATCAAAACATAGCA